TGGGAAGATGTTGAGATTACATCTACAAGAGGCAAGAATACTGTAGATATATACGCCAATATGTTATTAAACGGTAATGTAAACTTTAAAACACTTGGTAATGTGTATAGACCTAAGGATAAGATACCAGAAGCTACAGTACGCAGGTTTTTAAAAAACAAGAGGGTGAAAATGGAAGTTGAAAAGAAAGTAAGGGAGATACTGGGAGAGAAGTCTATCAACAAAGAATTTGCTGTAGATAACCTCATAAGAGCGTTGAGTATGGCTGAACATAAAGGAGACGTGGGTAATTTCTTAAAAGCTAACGATCAAATCATGGATTTACTGGAAATGAAGCCTAATAAGGCAATTACTACAGATACAGTAGAGTTAATAGACACTAAGAAGATATTAGACCAGATTACGCAAGAAGAAGAAAAGAAATTAGTCATGCAACGGAAGGAAGAAGTTAATGAACGAGCAGATTGAAGACCATGGCTTAGAACAAAAGCTTGAGATAGCTATCAGTGCTTTACATGTGATAGCCGTTATGGGTGAGATGGAGTCTAAGCAAGTTTCTGACATAGCAATGGATGCATTACGGGAAATGGAAACATATGGCTTACTTTATGAGCTATTCGATACTGAGGAATAGCCTATATTGTTTAAGAATTGCCCCGTAATCGAAAATATATGTCCTTATGCAGGTGTATATAAGGGCATACTTCATTGCGGCTTAGAAAAGGGCAATATCGAACAAACAAAAATAATAAATATTACTAAATGTCCCAAGAAACCAAAAAAGCGTAGGTAGTTTGACTAAGAGTACAAAAGAATTACAGGCTAAACTAGCAAGTAACATGATTTTATTTGGAAAGATCATAAGTCCAAACATGTTTTCTGTTGCATCTCCTGATTTTCACTACCAAATAGCAGATGTACTAATGGATAGTGATTCTAAGCAGGTTAATATAATAGCTCCTCGTGGTCATGCTAAGTCATCTATCGTTGGTGGTGTATATCCACTATATCATATACTACATCATGAGGGTAAAAAACTTATTGTTCTAGTTTCTAGAACTCAAGACCATGCTATTAAGCTATTAGGAACTATTAAAGATACTCTTGATTACAGCCAAGAGCTAAGAGCTATATATGGATACTGGGGTCAGCATAGTGCAAAAACATGGTCTAAGTCTGAGGTAGAATTAAAAGACGGCAGTATGATAATATGCAAAGGTACTGGTCAACAACTTCGTGGTATTAAAGTTGGTAGCCAAAGACCTACACTAATTATAGTTGATGACCCTGAGGATGAGAACAACACTAAAACAGCAGAGGCTATGGAGCAAAACCTACGATGGTTACTTCAGAGTGCTGTTCCCTCACTCGATCCAATAAGAGGCAAGATAGCAGTTATTGGTACACCACAGCATCAAAGATGTTTAGTGGAGATATTAAAAGAAATGGAAGGTTGGAATAACATGCATTTTTCTCCAGATATGGATAGAGAGATAGCATTATGGGAAGAATGGCAGCCTATAGAAAAATTAAAAAAGAAAAAAAGAGAACTAGAGTCTATTGCAAGGGTATCCGTATTCTACAGAGAGTACTTATGTCAAATCATTGGAGATGAAGACCAGTTATTTAATGAGAAGTATTTTAAGTATCATAAATATGAACTGTCTATTGATAATGATAATCGTCACTACTTAGTGAGTGACCAAAAGAAGATACCTGTAAATGTATTCATGGGCGTAGACCCTGCATCCTCAATAAAAAAGACAGCTGATTACTCGGTTATTATGCCAATCGCTGTTGATCAAGATAATAATAGGTATATATTACCTTATTACCGCAAACGTGCTACGCCTATGAATCTAGCAGAGAGTATTATCCAGTATTTTAAAATGTATAAACCATCTAAGGTACGCATTGAAAGTGTTGGCTATCAGGAAATGCTTAGAGAATACCTTAGGCAAAGGTGTGAAGAAGAAAAGATATTTATATCTGGGCTTGAAATAAAAGAGTCACCTCGTACTTCTAAATCTTCTAGGCTAGAAACAATGGAGCCATACTTCGCTCAAGGTAAGATGCATATGAAGAAAGATATGTTAGAGCTTAAAGATGAGCTTCTATTATATCCACGTGGTAAGCATGACGATTTATTAGATGGAATGTTCTATGCAATGAAGGGCATGTATAAGCCATCTCACCTTAGTAATGACGAAAATAAGACTAATACAAGTACAAAAAGTAAACTTTTTAATAAAAATAGTTGGAAAGTAGTATGAATTATGGAACTTAAAGTGTTACTTTACGTTAAAGGGATTAATGCGTTAGCTACGCATTATACATAATTATTATATGCATAAGATAACAGAAACCGTCCAAAAGACTCATGATCTCCTTCGTGAGTATTCTGCTGCTAGGCAGAATTGGGCAACTCAAGCTGTAGAAGATAACGAGTTTAGAAACGGTAAACAATGGACTGATGATGAAGCTACAGCTTTAAAGCAACGTTCACAGCAACCTATAGTTGTGAATGTTGTTTATTCTGCAGTAGAGCAAGCAAAAGCAATGCTCACATCTAATAAGCCTAAGTTTCAATCCACAGGTAGAGAAACAAGTGATAATAAAGTAGGACGAATGTTCTCAGATATTATGGCTTATATATGGGATATCTCAAACGGGAATGTAGAATTGAAACAAGCTATTGATGATTACTATGTAAAGGGTATGGGAGTTATGATGGCTTATGTTGACCCAGATGCTGATTTTGGTTCTGGTGAGGTAAAGCTACAATCAATAGACCCTATTGAAGTGTTTATAGACCCTACATCTAAAGACCCTTTCTGCAGGGATGCTAGCAATATTATAGTTGCAAAGATAGTCTCTGAAGATGCATTACTTAAGTCTTATCCAGAATATGCTGATATGATTAAAGAATGTACTGAGACAAGTTATATCAATACTCCAGCAGAATCTCGATATGGTACAGAATCCCAACAAGTAACTCTACAAAGAAATATCACAGGCTCTACAATTTCTGGTGAGCGTGAATTAGAGTTAATGGAACGTTATTATAAAGAATTTATGCCTTATCATAAGGTTTATGACCCTTATCAGGATAAGATGTCAGTAATGGATCCAGAAGAGTATGCTGAGTATAGTCAATCTCCTGCAGTATTACTTACATCTCCGTTAGGCGAAGAAATATTAACAGATGATGAATCTGTGAAACAGTATATGCAAATGCATGAAGAGATGGGTGACAAGTTTCATTTGATGATAGACCCAGCTACTAATCAGCAAGTTCCTATGGCAGGAGAAGAACATGCTGGTTCAGTACCTAATTCTACTGTAAATATTGATATCATAACAAAAGAACATCTTATCCAAGATAATAAAATTATGGTTAATGATATTGAGATATGCCAGATACATCAATGTGTATCTATTGGTGATAAAGAATTATTTAAAGTTGTGCTACCTATAGAAGAATATCCTATCGTACCCATTATGAATGGTTGGAATAGAAATCCATATCCAATGAGTGATGTTAGGTTAGTTAAAGGACTGCAAGAGTATATAAATAAGATACGGTCTCTAATCATAGCTCATGCTTCAACTTCTACAAATACAAAATTATTAATACCACGTGGAGCTATTGATAAAAGACAATTAGAAGAGGACTGGGGTAAAGCAGGAACAGCAGTTATAGAATTTGACCCTGAACTGGGAACACCTATCGTTGCAGGGCCTGTGCCTCTACCTAATGAGTTGTATAAAAATGAAGCTGATGCTAGAGCAGATATTGAAAGGATACTTGGTATCTATGCATTGATGCAGGGGGATCAAGGCAGTGCTCCACAAACCTTTAAAGGAACTGTTGCTTTAGATGAATTTGGACAAAGAAGGATAAAGTCGAAGCGTGATGATATAGAAGAAGGAATTAATCAATTAGCAAAAGTTGTGGTAGGCTTAATACAGTATGTATATAGAGATGAAAAAATTATCAGGTTAATGCAACCTAACAATATGCCTAAAGAAATAGTAATGAACTCTCCAGTATACGATAAAGTTGGGAATTATACAGGCAAGATTAATGACATTACAATTGGTAAGTACGATGTAATAGTACTATCTGGTTCAACATTGCCATCCAATAGATGGGCTAGGTTTGAATACTATATGCAATTATTTCAATCAGGTCTAATAGACCAAATAGAAGTATTAAAGCAGACAGACGTTGCAGATATGGAAGGTGTCCTTGAAAGATCTGGTCAGATGCAACAGCTACAGGGACAAGTACAGGCACAACAAGAAGAAATAAAGAAATTAAAAGGCGATCTACAAACAGCTCAGAGAGAGTCTTTGCATGACCGTAAGCGTGTAGAAGTAAAAGAGTTTGAAAAGAAGCTAGCAAAAGCTGAAGCAAAAGTTGAGATGGCTCAGAAACTCTACACTACACGTTTAGCCGATGAACTGAAAATGGCTAAAGAAGAAGTAGAGCCACAAGCAGATAATCAGCAAAGAAAAATGAATGAAGAGCTACTAAGCATAGAGGATGAGTAATGGCTATTCCAGACAGTTTTAGAGAAAGACAAGAAGATTTACAGAGAAACGCTAATATTGCTGCAGCAAGAATGAATCCAGATAATAGGATGAATGCACAAAATGCCCTTAAGAATTTTGGTTCAAATGTTTTTGGTGGAATAAGAAATGCTTTAGGGCGATTAGGAAGAGACCCTAATGTTGGTAGGCAAAAATTTGGTACATCTGCTTTACAACAAGCTATGAGACAGCAAGAAGTTGGTAATTTGAAACCCCAAGGAAAAGAGTTATTAGATTACTACTCAGCAAATGATACTAACGAGTTACAACGCCAACGAGAGTTAATGAATAAAGGGGTACATGGTGATTATGGAGTTAATAGATTAGCTAGTCCATATTTTACTGATGCAACTACTAAAACATTGCCTGCTAATGTAAAAGGGCCTCTTGAGAATATTGGGGCAGGTAATATAAGTGAAAACGTAAAGAGGAATGATGTTGCTGCAGTAAACAACAGATTTTCTTTAGATAGGATGATGAAAGACCCTTCATCATTAAATGAAGAAGGAATTAAAAGTTTACAAACTGCATTAAATAGTGCAGGATTCCGAGATATGTATGGAAATATATTAGAAGTTGATGGTGGAATGGGGCCATTGACCACTTCGGCAATGCAAAGATATAGAGAGCAATTTGGACAAGGTCAGGACGCTCCAGTTGAAGGATTACAAGACGATCGTCAATATACCGTTGGTAATCCTGAATTAGATCCACCACTAGAATCTATATATCCAGAATATGGAATGGTAGATAAACTAAACCAAGGTGCTTTAGGAGCAGATTGGTTTGATGAGCCAGAAACAAATAATAATGTACCTCCACCAGATTTTTTATCAGAAGGTAGTAGGTCTTTTGAAGAGCATTATTAGATAATGATAAAGCATTTAAAATAAAAAATTGAGGAAGCGGTTGCTGGTATAACCAAATCGCAAAGGAAAAGAAAAATGGAAAACATAATAGAAATGAGTAACGCTGATAGCCCACAGGTAGAAGAAGCTGCTTATCAAGTAGATCAGCCTCAGATACCTACGGATGAAGTGCCTGTAGAAAATGTTACAGATGCTGTGGGAAATACAGTTACTCAAGAAGTACCTAGAGAAGCTTCATCCAAAGACGACCCAAATCGTTTTGAGTATTGGCAATCACAGGCAGATAAAGCCAAGAGTGAGTTGAATGCCTTGAGACAAGAAGTCGAATTATACCGACACCAAGGACAGAATACTGGACTCTCCAATGGACAACCAGAGGCATACCCTCAAGAAGGATTGCAAGAGGATTCATTGAAGGAGCCTTCAGCACCTGAAAGACCAGTGAGCTATAACGAAATAGATGCTTATTCAGATCCAGATAGTGATTCGTTTAGGTATCGTTTAGCTAGAGATAAGTATCGAGATGATTATATGGGCTATCTCAAAGAAAAAGATGAAGTAAGAGAAAATCAATTGCAAGAGCAGTATCGCTATGAAATGGCAATGCAACAAGATAACATGATGAGAACGCAAGCTCAGAGTCATGCTGTTAACTCTTACGGATGGGATAGCAACAAAGCTAATGACTTTGTGACATGGGCTAGTAATCCAGATAATCTTACTCTTGATAATTTAGCTAAACTATTTGAGTTAAGGAGTAATCCAGACCCAGTAGTGCAACAACGCACAGAGCAAATGCAAAATCAAGCACAGCGATTAGCTGTTCCTAAACCTGCAGCAGTGCAGTCAGGAAAAGCTGAACAGCCACGTTCTGATGAGCAATTGTTTAGTGACGCATTACTTGGTAGGTGATTACTGTAAAAGCAAACTAAAATAAGGAGTTACAAATGGCAGCTACAGAAAAGCTACTACACGCTTCTAGTGTACTCTATACGGATAGACGGAATTTTTACGTAGATCCTCAGGTCACTAAGGAGCTATGGACAGACGTTGCCCCTTTTACTACAATGGTTAGTAATCAGGAAATGCGAAAAGTCCCAGACCCAATTTTTAAGATGTTTGAACATCGTAATCCTTGGGTAAAACAAGAGTTTCAAGCAGCAGAAGGAGCCACATTAGATAATGATGATGCTGGAGATTCTTTAGAAGTTGATGGAGCAACTAATTTAGCATCTGCACCAGATTCTTCTTGGATCGGTTTGGTATGTGAAATATGGGATGTAACCAAAACAACAAACAGAGGTACTGCAGTTATTACAGCTATACCAGAAGCAAATCATATTACTGTAAAAGCATTAACAGGAGCGGCTATTTCCGTTTCTAATAATGACTACTTTATGGTAGTAGGTAATGCACATGGTGAAGGTAGTTCAGCTCCAGAAGCATGGGCAGATGAATTGCAAGTAGTATACAACTCTACCCAGATTTTTAAGACACCTCTACAGATTACTGGTAGTTTAGAAGCAGCAGTACTTCGTGGAGAGTCTTCAGAATTGGCTAGACTTCGTAGGCAAAAAGCTCAAGAGCATAAAATGCAGA